ATGTCATCAGGCAACGTGTCTTTCTCTTTTTGTATTTCTGCTTGCATTGCCTCAATCTCTTCGTCCGTCATCATGAGAACTTTGTTCATTACATAATTATTGGAGAAATAACGACCGACAAATGGATCAACCAGACTTACCATTTGCAATCTGTTTTGTAATAATTCTGCTTCACGGAGTTCAGTAAAGTTATTGTCTTTACGGAAGTCGTAGTAGATATCTTCTTTAAACTGTTCCCACTCCTCACGTGTACAAATACCTTTGAGTACCAATTGTACTTTGAGTGCTTCATCGAAAATTTGTGAGAATTTATTACGCAGACGTACAACAAACTTAGCAAACTTCAATTCATCACGTGTAACTTCTTGTGAACGACCAAGACCTGCTAAACCACCTTCTTGTGATTCAAGTCTTGAATATGGTACGTTTAAAGATTGTAAAAGTTTCTTTTGAAAATATTTTACGTCTTCTAGTTCACCTAAGTTTTGACCAGCAGGTAGTGTGGTAATTTCTGTACCCTTACCACCTTCACGGCGTGGCAACCAGAAGTCTTCAAGCATTGACATGTGCTTACGTTCATCACGAATCTCACCCGTGTTGGCATCGTAAACTAATTTGTTACGGTACTTGATCATGATGTCACGTAGATATTGTTCTGCTTTACCACGTGGCAAGTTACCAACGTCAATGTAGAAAATACGGCGTTCTGGCGCTCTTGAAATGCGGTAGATAACAATCGCATCTTCAATCATACGCAACTGATTGAGTGGCTTGATTGCTTTGTGTAGATATGAAATAACAAACGTATTCTTGGCATCCATCAAACCAGAGTTGACATTAATGATAGCGTCTGGTGCAATACGAATACCTTGACCTACGTTTGATGTAAATGTCTGTGTCGTGGTACCACGATCATTGTAGACATAGTATTCAGCAACCGATACAACAATCATTGCTCCAGTTTTTGGATCACGATCTTTTTTAATCTCACGCACCTTACGAATCTTGCGTGGATCAATGTATCTAAGTTCTTGAATACCTTCTTTAGGATTCTTGTCGTTGACTACGATATGGTAAAAAACACGGCCGTCAATATACCAACGTTTGAAAACATCATCAGCCAAATTACTAAAGTTCAACATCTTTAATACAGTGTTGAACTCTTCGATAATTTTCTTTTTGATCGTTTCTGGTTGCTTTAGATTGTCTAGAACAATGTCAACCACTTTACCTTGATCATCATGTGTGATGGCTTCATTGACGATTTCATCAATTGCCATTTGACATTCTGGGTGATTTGACATCTCACGATATCGTGTGATAAGTTCTATTTCGTTGCGAACAGAACCTTCAAGATCAACATATGTACCGTAATACGCATTTTGCGTAACGGTAACCGCACCATCATCTACGGTTGCGGAAGGCAGCGCAAAGGATGCCTGCTCAGGCTTTTCAGCCTTGACGACATCCTTCGAGCCTATTGTAAAGCCAAACAGCTTGATAGCCACTAGGAAATTCCTTTCATTTTATAGAAAGAGTAAAAATATTCTTACTCTTATACCACGCCGTCTGCAACTGCTTCCCACCACTGATATGTGAGTGTGACCGAAAACTCTTCGATAGTATCGTTCGAACCCCAATCAACATCAATTGGTGTAATGTCAGAAGGGAACATTCCTACAAATTTATATTTTTTGATAGTATTACCCGCTTTACCAAATTGCGTAACTTCACCATCTTGTGTGTAGCCTAATGGTGTAGTTGCAACTGGATTGCGAACGTTTAGATTGTGGCTATTAATGCCATTCATCCAACGTTCAAATGCATTGCGAACAATAAAGTCTTCATCGTTGATGATTGTTACTGTCCAATCAGCAAAAGTACGATTACCCACAAACTTTAATTCACGGCCAAAGTATTGTACAGGCACAACACCCAGAGTTGAACCTGGAAGTTGTGCTGTCTTACACATGAACGTCATTTTTGTTTGTGCGTTTCCTGGTATTGAGAACGCAGGAAACGGCATACTTACCTCAAATAGATTTGGGCGGGCACCGTCACCTGTTAGTTGTGAACGGAACTGATTTACGTTAAATGCCATTTAATTTTCTCCTGTTTCTCTTTTATTTAGACTGAACCTACTACCTCATTGAAACTTACGCCTGTGCGTACTGCCACGAAGTTAAGTTGAATGAAGTTGATAGAACGAGCAGGTTTGATGTAAATGTCACCAACAAATTCATTACGGTCAATAACTTCTGCTGTGTTATTAGTGTCATCGCAGACTACACGGAAGTCTGTGATACCACGACGACCTTGAACATCACGCAGATATGGTTCTACAAGAGCGACAAACTGGGCACGTGTGAACTGATCGTTGAATTCAAACAGAGAGAAACGTGCTGCACGTGCAATTGCTTTTTCAATTGTAATAAACAAACGACGAACATTAATGCGGTCAAATGCGCTTGGCTTGCTCAACATTGTCTTGTCGCCATACAGAACAGTACCTTCACCTGGGAAAGAAACAACCGGATTAATACCTTTTTGGTACAAATCATCACGTTCCGCTTTTGTTGGGTTCCATGCAAGTTTAATTACGTTCTTAATTTGACCACGGTTCATACCACCAGGTGAGAACCAAGGATCACGTTCGTTATCTGTGCGTACACATAGACCTGCAATATCACCGTTCAATGGAATCCAACGATAAACATCACTGTATTTGTCATATTGATACTTGTAACCTGAATCAATTACTGCATATGAAGATGATGCTAAACCATCGCGGAACGATACAACATCTGTGTCTTCATTACCAGCATTGTCAACAACATCTGCCTTCTCTGGAGAAACAAATGCAACACAGTCTTTACGAGTTTCTGCAATATTGTTAATTACATATGTCGCAATTGTGCTGTTACCTGTACCAGTTACGAGCAATGATACATCAACTGATTCAGCATTCTTAAACAGGTCCCATGCAGTTGTAATTTGTGATGAACCCACTGAGCCATCTGCGCCATTTGATAGTGAATATTCTACATTTGCTGTTGTTGTTTTGAATGCTGATGCGTTAGCAGTAGAACCCCATGCAGTACCAGAACTCAGATTTGCTGTTGCTGGATGTGCAACCCACCATACATATTTTGATTTATTTGAAATAACATTTTTATAGTAGTTGCTATTACCCGAATCATCTTTAGCATCTGATGCTTTTGAAACGAATGCATATTTTTCAAGAACTGTACCTGCTGTGCCTGACCACAAACCATCTTCATCAACAACAACAATATGCACTTCATCGTTTGCGCCACCACGACTTGCAACGTATGATGATGTTCCAGTGTTTGCGTTAAATTGTGAACGATATGGCCATGTTGCAAACGTACCTAAATCTGCTACAGAAACTTTTAATGAGTTACCTAATGCACCAGGGAAACGTGCTGCCCAACCACCGTATGCACCATCGGCATATCCGTTGTGATTGTCTGTCCAGTCGTCTTCGTTTCTGATTACTAAAGCACCACCGTTTGCGGTAGCGTTGTTAGCACCACCTGGTGTGGCACGAACGATTTTTAGATTGTTACCATATGCTAGGAAATTCGCTGCGGAGAACCAATATTCATAATTAACGCTATCTGGTTTACCGAATGTGTCCACTAGACGAACTTCATCGGAAATAGTTGTTACAACACCACATGGTCCCCAATTAAAAGGTCCTGCAAAAGCGCCAGTAGAAGTGGCAACTGAAGGAATAACTGTAGTCAGATCGATCTCTGATACATTCACTCCAGGTGATAATTGAAATGCCATTGGATTTCTCCTTTTATTGTTGGGTCAATATTCTTTTTATTGTCTATTTAGTTTTTTACAAACTTGATGATAAATAGCCAGCAGGTGGCTCCCACATGTCTCCGTCTTCTACTTCCACCTCTCTACGCAGCCCGTCTTCAATAAAACCGAACGGCAGCATACTTTCTTCTCCCAACATGTTCTGTTCTTCTAGCATAATCTTACGAATGTCAATTCTGGTTTCGTCTTTGAAGAAAGTCTGTGCTGTCAGCCACGCATAAAGCACTAAACCCATTACAATATCGTCATTATTACCTTCTTCAGCAGCATAAGAGTCTCTTGTTCGAACAAAAGTATTCAGTTCAGCAATGGTGTCAAAGTCATTAATAATCAGTTTGTCATTCTCAATTAACGTTTTCAGGTTTGCACAACCAATTTTCTTGACTGATTTTGTTGTTTTTACACCAAAAGCAACCGAACGTTTGAAGCCAGCAGAGATACTCTGACCTTTGATATGGTGATGTTCTAAC